TCAGTTTCTCGGTATTGTTGAATCGTTTCTGATTCGTTTATAGCTGATTCGTTCATCAAATCCGTTCGACTTTCCATCACATCAAATCCTTTCGATCAACGGCGCATTCTTCCGCTACTATAGTTTCCCATAATATAATGAGTACGTCAAGCGCAAAATTGAAACTAATTTCAGAAATTTTTGATGTGATGCTTATTAGATTAGGGATTAAATTGTCAGGTTAGATTATTTTAGTGACAACATGGAAGTGTGATAATAAAAATTCTTGATCTTTCATCAGACCTTCTTGTGGGTCCATGAACCTCGTACCATCCCACGCAAGAGCATGTAAGTTCCCTTGTGATGATGTTCCAGTCATAACACCAAAATAGTGTGACAATAGATCATCCATCCATTTATTACATTCAATAAATGGATCGGCGTTCAATACAGACGTTCCAAATTTCGGTGTAAAGGTTGTAACGGCATAGTTTTTGGAGAGACAATAGGCATACATTTCTTGTATGTGAAAGCTACGCCGACACATAGGTTCTTCTAGATCAGGCCACAAAATTTGTGAACCATTATGTCCAATATAATCAAACACATCTTCAACGGGTTCCTCCACGATTGATGCAAATGCTGTTGGTAAACAACTCCAGCCGTTAGGTTGTTTTAATTGAATCAAATTACGCAAGCCTCACTATCACAGTATTTTTCATCTTGACCATCACCTCGGAAACGTGACCAGTCAATCTGTCGGATAGAACTTAAACGATCCTCATATTCGTCCCTTGTGATTTCTTCTTCTGGCATCTGTTCATAGCTACCAGTTGATACAGGCATCATTGATACAGATTTCGTGACCGGAGCGATTGACGACAATACTCGTTCAATATCATTGATTTCATGCTCCTGGAAATAGAGTGTGTTACTGACAGAATTATCTGCCCATTCACGCTGCAACAATATAACATTATTTGCCTGTTCCCATAACGATACGTCACTCACAGGACGCACACTATCCGTGAATATAGGATATTCAAACACATTTGTATATTCGGGTTGTGAGAAACAGGGTTCAAATGGTATATTCGCTTCTTGCATAAAACCATCTAATGGGGTTCCTTTTTGGACACGTATGCGACGGATCATATACGTGGCTGTAGGATGCGACGCACCGGGTGTACGTCCCACGAGTTTCGAGACTGTTCCTCCTGGCTTGATAGTTGTTAAACGTATTGAAGGTCGAACACCAGCTTCATTAGCTAGTTCACGGTTACGTTCCTTGATCAATTTATAACCATCACGGAGACAACGAATCAATCTATGTGTACTGATCTGTTCTTTCCAACCAGCAAAATCTATAATGTCTATACCTATGCGCCTGTTACGTGCAATAACTGCATTAGTTTCCGGCTGATGTGTGGGCAGCAACGCAACGGTTGATGCATAAAAGTTTGCATAGTCACACGCACGCAGCCATTCACGCTCACCTGAACACCGCGTCGGGCACGTACATGCAAGATTACAAACTTCTTTATTTTCTAATGGTATCTCACCACATGGATTGACTCCGATAGCTTTATCAAGAACACATTTCTCACCATTCAAACGACCAAATGGCACATTAAGCATGTTCATATAACCTGGCTCACCGTTCCGTAGCACTCGGCTAGCAATTTCTCCAAGTTGATCAAAGTCCTCACTTTTAGTTAATTGTATTGAGTTGTTGGACATCCAACCAAACTCTTCCCTGTGTGGATATAGATCATAATTTTTCAAGTCTGCAAACACAGGATCGTGCATATCGCCCAACGCAATCTCTGCACTCCTACGTATGTTTCCTGCAACGACGCAACAACCAATTACATTCGCTAGGTCAGTTTTGAATGTTATACTATCGATATCACCAAATAGATTCATTTCACACAAGCCACGTATACGATTGTGTAATTGAATCAATGGACCAGGACCAGATGCAGTACCCCCAAAAGTTTTCAATGGTTGTCCTGCATTTCTAATGAAATTATAGTTGAAGTTTGGTAATGGTGCGCCTTCAGTGTAGCTTCGTAATAATCTATTAACTGAATTGACCCAACCCTCACGTGAATCTTCGATCACATAAGAATTGTCGAAGTCAGGTTGCTCTGGCGTATAAAGCTGTAGAGATTCCCGGATCGGCTTAAAGCCGACACCAACACCATTCATCAATAAATCCATCAACCAACTGAGATCATTCACCCAATCTTTGTCTAAAGTTGTGAACGCACAATTATACAGAGGCATTGCACCCCGTTCTTCGATCAGTTTGGTGCCCATACTCCACAATCCCCGTCCAGGTGGCATCCATTCCATACGAAACAAGGACCGTGACATATCTAGTCCATATTCTTGATACTTTTTCTCGTCCCACGGTAAACGATTCTCGATGCAATGTTGTTTTCTGATGCCTATAACACCATTGATGACACGCAATACTGTATCAGGCCACGATTCTTGTGTCCCATCGTCACGTAACCGTGAGTAAGTACGATAATAGACAAGTTCACCGAAACCATTATAACCGAAGTTGGGTGTTATATTTTTGAATGGATTATTAGTATTTAGTTTGAACTTCATAACGCCTCCATCAAATAATACTGAACATTGTCGGGCTTAAAAAGTTTCTGATACTCTGACTCAGTTGCAGCTGTAAGTATCCAGATTCGCGTACCATTGGCACGTAGCTTTGGAAATGATTCCATCTGTGCTGGCGTGAACCTAGAACCTTTCATATTAGGTAGCTTCACTTCAATCCAACGTGGTCCAAATTTGAAGTGAGTTGCATATAAATCAGGAAATCCACGCTGGTATAAATTACCATGCGTAGCCATTACAAACCAACCACGTATAGTCAGAAACTCAATTAGCGCTTTTTGTATTCGCGCTTCTGGGTTTTTTCGTTTGGGTTTTGAAGAACGCAACGTATCTTCCTTTCAACAATTTTCGGGCTTGTTTCAATAATGTTACTTCCTCGAACTCTGTGTCTGAAAATATATTCAAATAATTAAACCAAACATCCTCTGACATTGTTGGTAGTGTCCAGATGCGTTCAACTTCTTTATATTCATTCTCATGTACATCAATCAACAATTCATAAATTCGTTCAAGAGTTTTTGGTTTCTTTCGATCTAAATTTGCACCCAACTTTTGATAACGTTTTACACCGACACCTGCATCAAGTGTTAGAGTACGCATTTCTTCATGTAGAATTGCTATTGCTTCTTTCATATGTAATCTCCTGTATAAGTTCCAACTTGGTTAGACGGTAATAGAATGGTATTCCGTATTGTGATGCAAGTTGCCATAATTCAGCAACATTCAATTCTGACAAACCCTTATCATATTGTTTTGTTGCCCAATTCCTAATTTCATCACAACGTCCTTCTTTCACATATTTAGTAAATTCCTCCAACGCTTCAACTTTTAACGCCGCCTTAAATGCAATAACAATCTTTTCAGTGTTCAATAAGTTTTCTAAACGCCGAGCATTTAAGGCATTGCATCTTGCGTATTCTTGTGCCTCTTTCAGATTAAAGTGCATTATTTATCTGCCCATGAAGTTAGATGACTTGACCATCCAATAGCGATCAAAGGTATCAAGTCTCGTTTACTTTCTACGAGAGTGTCAACAATTTCTTTCGCTTGTGTTTCAAGACCGGGCTTGATTGGGACCATCAATTCATCGTGGATGTTTAATGGTTGTATTCTCCACTCAGACACACCTATTGGTTGTAATTCCCAAAGTTTACATTGTAATTCTTTAAGAATTGTTGCGCCTGTAGATTGGATACGATGGTTCGCCGCAGCACGCATATTTTTCGCTTGAATCGAGAACGCAGCAGCGTATAATGCAGACATTAACGCGCCGGATACTGATTGTTCACGATCACGGCGAATACACTTTATTTTTATTTCTTTCCAATTTTTCGGCAATGCGTTTGCGAGTTTGAATAATTCGTGACAAATTGTATTTTCGATTGTGAAGTATCGTCGAAATCCTAATAGTGATTCAACATATGGTTTTGGATCATGCCACTCAACTCTCGTTCCTATACCCTCTGGTTGTCGCATCGAGCAATAGTCATCAAAAATTTCGTCCTTAAACCTTTGTGATCCTTTGTATTCTTCATTAAACCATTTCTCACACGCTTGTGCAACATCTTCTGATACACTTAAACGATCAACTAATGTTTCCCATGTACCACCATAGAATTGTGAGAATCCACCTCGTTTACCTTTGTCATATAAGTCATCTTCCGTTCCTTTGGTAGCTATGATTTCATCATAAGTTTTTCCAGGTGCAAGACCCATTGCAAACAGTCCGTGAAATTTTTGTCTGCAAGGCTCATTGCTATCTCTATCATATTCACCACAATGCGGACACTTGATCTGTTTTGCATACAATTCTAACGGCCACACTTTTTTGCATTTGGCACATGTAGATAAGTCACGTCGCAACTTTGGGTCATTACATATTGCATCAATAATTGATACTTCAAATGACATGAAGTCACCACCAATTAGTTTTAATGGTGGCGATGCTAAAGGAAACTGTTCACGGACGTATCTATCATGTTTGATACCTTGTGGGTTCAATCCATCAGCACCAGACATACGACTAGATAATGTTCCAATGATCTTTAATGATGCATGGAATCGACCAGCTTCTAATAATTTATCGTAAAGTTCTATTTCCTTTTTGGCTTTACGTGCGTCTAAACATGCTTTCGCGTATTTTGCAGCCGGATGCGGAACTTCTGTATTACCTGTCCCTTTGCATTTTTCACAACCTTGGCCGTCACAATCGGTGCAGGGCTGCAAGGCATCAGCGAGTGTTTCCAAAACTGATCTTTTAGTGGATTCTTGTAACACACTTTTTTCTGTTTCTGATAAATATGGTGCAATATACTCAAAAACCTTCTTTGGAGCCTTTGGTGCTTTTGACGAAAGTTCAACCGCATTTTCTCTAAGCCTTTCAATTCCTTGTTTATTGATCGCATAACCTTTCCAACGTGCAGCACCTACTTGTGCAGCAAGAATACTATCATCATCATCCACTTCTGCACGGAAGTAATAATATAAGTCTCTTGTATAGACAATATCATTACGTGCGTATATCCTTGCAAACTTGTTATATTCCCAATGAGATATATGATGTCGAATCACACCCGGCCACGCATAGCCTTGCTTGACACCTGTTGATGTAACCAGTCTTACTCGCCAGTTATTTTTAGCATTAGATAATGCTAAGGCAAACGGTGCCCAACCATGTTCCAAAGGACTGGGTTTTGGGATTATATCTTTGATGATTGCGTTGGGTTGAATACCCAAGATTTCTTGTGCCAGAACCTTCAACGCGATTGATGGCTTGAACCTTAATGTCAAGTTAGAGAATGTAACATCATCGTTACATGTTTCAATATCCCAATTATATTCTTTATATTCTCTGCGTCTTGCAAAATATATTGAATCAAGTGTGATTGCTTTATCTAACTTGTTCTGTAAAGACTTTGCAAGAACTGTTGGAACACGTCGAATGACGATGTTTTTACGTTCCATCGTAGATTGATATGGACCCTTGCGTGCATACAACATTAAGTCTAATGCGTGTCGTGGCTTCACACAGTTTCCATCTCTAGCAATTGGTTCCAATTCAGCATACTTGTCAATATAGTCAACAGGTTCAGCATCAAAGCCGCACCGGATACCCAATTCGTACAATGTTGTATATAGCTGACATATATGGAACCAGTCGAAAACAAGATTAAACGCAATAACGCCTTCGTTGCAAAAATTCTCGATAACATCTAGTGTCTCCTGTATTGGACTATGCCAGACATTATGTAGAACAATTGAATCATTGTCTTTTATATTTGACACAGAGTCAATCTTTTGATATTGTATCAAAATAATTGGACCGTGTAGTCCACAAGTTTCAGTATCAAAGACATACATCTCACTCTCCTAGTGATTGGTATTCCGAATAGTTACGTGTATGTGTATCATTCATCTTCCTTAATTGGATCATAAGTGGCTTCAAAAATATCTGGCTTGCAGGGATAAATTTCGCCTTTTACGCCTCTAATTATGTAATCACCTAGAGCGATACTACAGACACCTTCTAATGTTCCACAAAATAACTCATTCGCTGACTGTTGACCTTTAGCGTTAGGCTTGCTGTCATCAACCCAAACTGCACCTTCACTCGGTTCCATATTCCAAGCATCGTTGAGCCACATGGGCCAGTCATCCTTATGCCATCGTGTGTACAACGTCATCTGAAACGCTTCAATAACAATTGGTTTCTTGCGATACTTCATTTGTTAGCTCCTACAAAACTACGAATGACTTCGCGTGTCAGAATCAAGGACTGTTCATCCGTAAAACCTTGCTGCTGGCATTTAATATAAAATTCATGGCACAATGTTGGTAACATTTCAATGAACATTGCTTGTGCTTGATCAATATCTGCTTTAATTTTGTCATCTAACACTGTTTTCTCCTTTGGATTAGACATCCAAGTCAGGAATATCATACGAAATACCTTGTTCACGAGCCTCGTCTTTGATATCTTGATAAAACTCATAGTTTGCAATATGACCTGCTGACCACGCCAATGCTCTACCAGTCAAACCATACATTCCAAAGATTTGATGTAAATGTTCCATCATCTTTTCGATCTCATGTACTGAGCGACGTTTTTTAGTTGTAGCTTTAGGTTTCTTATCTTTATCAATAATAGAATCAACTGTTGATGTTGAAACATCACCACGTTGTCGTGCTTCTTTGATGCGCAAAGCTACAGAAAGTTGTTGTTCACGATCCTTTATACTATATAGTTTGCGTACATGACTGGTTGTAAGTATGCCGGCTGCTAATTCATTTTGAACTTCTGGCTCAAGTTCCAGAATCATACAACGAACTTGTACCCAACCCATTGACACACCTAATTCTTTGGCAATCCACTCACGTGAACGTCCTGAATTATAGAAATCTTCAATCGCTTTTGCTTCTTCCAAAAGATTTAGTTGTTTACGTTTGATGTTCTCGACCAAGTTCAAGGATTTATACGTCTCTTGTGATTCATTTTGACGAACCATTGCTGGAATAACTGGGTGATTATTCAGTCGATATGCTTGAAAGCGTCGATGGCCTGCAACGATAACATAATCAAAGTTATCTGGATCACCATCCTTTTCACCACAAGGTCGCAAAATTATTGGTGAAAGTAGACCTTTATCAGCTATTGATTTAGCCAAGTCAATAACATCTGTTGGCACAACTTTGTCCATACGACAATTAAACTCATGGTCTGAATAAATTTTTGATAATTCAAAAAGTTTCAGCCCACTGTTCTCATCAGCCTTTATAGCTGTTTCACTCATAAACGAACCTGGGTAGTCCATTTTATTTTTCCTTTCCTTGTAATAATTCTTCTCGTAATAATTCTTCTCGTAAAACAGTAATATCGCGTGGGGCATCAATCCCAACACGGACGCGTGAACCCGATATATCACAAATACAAACACGTATTTGTTCACCGTGCATTGTTGTTATGAGTATCCCATCATCTTTTTTTCTATTAAGTATTAACATTAAAAACCTTTCGCAATCCGGTCATGGACTGCTTTTGTAAATCCTTTTTCTTTTGTAAATTATCCAAAACATAAGCATCTGAATCAAGATGTAAGTAGTCCACGATCCTCCCACCACGTTCCTTATCCATACCTATACGGTGTCCTCGATCCTCAGCTTGTAGGCGGCTATTCCCATTAAAATCATTTGACCAGAACACTGTAGTCGGTGATGCTGTTAGAGTCAAACCCTCTCCCGCTGCACCTGGTTGCCCAATAAATGCAATTCTTGGATACAAGTCTTGTCCTTCCTGATAAAGTTTTAATAATTTGTCATTCTCAAGAATCTCACCATGAGGTGTTTTACCTTCCCAACCTCGACCATCTGCACGAATCGTTGTCCATCCTTGTTTCTGGCACAGTGCAACAACACGATCTACTGATGCAGTAAATCCGGCATAGATATTTAATCTGCCAACATCTTCGTGTGCCTCTAAATCTTCAATCAATGCTGTATCTTTTGGACACTCCACTATTTCAGCTGTTCTAGTATATTTAGGCACACGACCTGTTGCGTTACAATTTGGACAGGGACATTCACGTTTCTGATAATCAATTTGGTTACCATCACCATCAATACCTTGATTTGCCCAATCTTCGGGAACATATTCATCAGGCTCTTTAGGATTGTAAAACTCATAATAGGTTTGTTTGCCAGCACATAAGGGACAAACAGTTTCACCTGTTTGTTTTTCAACATATTGGAAACCATCACTCAACATTCGTAACCGCGTCAATGCATCAATAACACGTGTTGATGTCTTTGCGATTAACCGGGCCGCATTTATAATATCAACAGTAGGTTTCAAATGGCGTTGTATATACACCTTATCTGGTAGATCCAAACAATCTTTTTTCAGTTTAACCAGAACCAGTCCACGCATACGTTTATGTAGAAAGCTAACTTCATCAACACCTTCTACGAACTCATGATAGCCATTCTTCAATTTTGCAAAATTATGTATCTCAGCACTTTTCAATTCACCACACTTTTCACACTTTTCTTCTGTATCACGCCATGTAACATGTTTCTTATACGCACCATCATTTGCATCTGCATATATTCCCATACGTTAACGGAACAAGAAGATTAATGCTTCACGCAAGAAACCCGGACAAGCTACTTCACATTGATGCCACCAATCAAGCGGTGACCTCGGAGCTGGAGCACCAGACAATAATCCAATATGTTCATCACCATTTTCACGCATCAAATTTGCAATGTTACGTGCTGCGATGGATCGTTGTGCTACTGGTGTCTTGATTTTTGGTGATTCATCTAAAATCATTCCATGAGGCACAGCTAATCCACGTGCTTCATATTTTTTCAATTCATCGTAAGACATCAATACAGGATTAACTTGTGGTAGCCATCTATCAATTTCTTCCATACATGCACGTAATGCTGACTTGGGTGCTACCCAAATCCAATCACGCACTTTTGACATTTCCATCCAAATAAAAGCTGCAAGTGTCTTACCTGTACCCATTTCAGCAGCCCAAATAAAACTATTAGTCATTAAGGCGTGGGCAACCATTTCCTTTTGGTGTTGGTATAAGTGTTCGTTATCACCATAACGGTCCTTGAAATAAGATGATACTTCCTGTACCCTTTGTTTGATGCACGCCTCACTAACAGCGTTTTCATATGGTGCATACGGTGAATCACCAAGTGTGCGCGCTTGAAGATATTTTAACACGAAGTCATTTCGTTGTGTGATAGGTATTTCCCATAACTTTGGACCGTTGGCATTGATCGGTGGACCGAGCCATTTACGACCCTCGAAAGAAGTTTTGACTATCTCTAATAGTTTTCTGTTGAAACGAAAGTGTAAACGGATTCTTTCATCGGGTCTATATTCCAGAACAACTGGAATCATTCTGTTACCAACACGGAATTTTGTTTGGACTTTCTTCATTGTGACTCCTTCACATTATTATTTCTTTAAGCAACAATTCAGTCTTTATATTCTGGCAATATATTGGATCAGATTCCACACCTGTACAATTTCGATTAAGTTTCATTGCTGCACGGAGCGTGGTTCCTGTTCCTGAATATAAGTCTAAGATATTATCATCAAGATCAGTACAAAATTCAATGATCCGTTGCATCAATGCTTCTGGATGTTGTGTTGGATGCCAGCGTCGTCGTTCGTATGCGTTTCCAACTACACGTGGAAATTCCCAAACGTCATCAGGTACACGTCCATCAGGGTTTGCACGTGGATCATCCATACGTTGACGTTCACTCATCTCCATAATCTCTTTTGGATTAAGTCTATAGTTTCCGTGTTGCATACGGACTAAGAATCGGAAACCACTACCACAATCCCATTTATTGTGTTGACCAAACGTGAAACGCCATATAAAAGTTTTCACCTGCAACTTCGGATAGTGCATCTGTTGTAGTTTATAGATGATGTGTTTGATTGGAACATCATGTTTCCAATAATAACTTAGCCAAAAAGTTGGTGTTCGACGTATTGCTGCGTTTATTAACTGTGATAGATGGCTATAATATATGTTTTCGTCCACAGAATCTTTGTGACTATTGTATTTTAATCCTATATTGTCTGGTGGATCAGCAAATATCATTTGATATTTATCTTTTCTACACCTAGCTAAAAATTCTAAACAATCAGCATTAACTATTTCAAGCATTTTTGTTCCTTCAAAAGTAAGCCATAACCATCTTCAGTTAATTGATGTTTTATCATTGCTGTAAATGCTTGTGGTTTTCCTGCCACACAATATAATAACCAAGTGTGCAATGTCCCTGTGAAGATACAAAAATAAATTGTGTTCTCTTCTTCATCAATCGTTTTATCAAGTTTTGTTTCGATACCATCAAAACAATATGTTGAAAACTGTTCAGGTCTCATTGCCCAACCAAAAGTATAAAAGATTATTGAATCAAGACTAGTTGTTCCACGAATCGCATCAAACTCATTTATTTTTTGATCATACATATACCGTAATGCGATCAGGTCATTTTTATGTGTTCGTGTTGTATTATATACTCTTCGACCTAACAATTGTATATTCTTTTTGTCGATAATAGTTTTACCGATCAACATTTAACCTACTCCTAAACCATAGCATGGTTGTCGCATTAAAGAATCTTTTGTCTTATCGGGTTGTGTGCTAATTAGCCCAATATGATCAATTAGTGTTGGAGTGTGAAGCATCACAGGAAGATTAACACTTAACGCATATCGACCGATTGATGCGTCAAGCACAATATGATCTGTTCCCATATTACGTAAAACATATTCCAATAATGGTCGAACATGCACTTTTGGAATATATATTGCAATTGCACCACACAAATTATATTTACAACGCCAAAAATGCCAACCAATATTGTTATGTGCATTGACATAAGCTGTGTATGCTGATACAATTAACCAAGGTGTTTTATATATTTGTTTCAGAAACTTTCTTCCAGAACCGTCGAACCAAAAACCATCATCTTCACAGATGATGACCCCATCACGCACATTCAATAAAGCCTTACACCAATTTTTAGCTAGTCCTAATTGATGTTTATTCACTATTTTTGTGTAGTTTGAATGCCCAGAGAAAATATCAGAACCCGGCTCACAATAAATTGTGGGTTTGGGTAAGCATTTTGGATAACTGTTAAGTGACAAACTAATGTAACTGGCCTGTCGCTTTGATGTTATTATTCTTGCTTGCAACATATGCTTCTCTCAATATTGATTCTTTTATTTGTTGTGCCCGCTGCACAGAATAACCATTTAATTTAGCAATTTGTCTGAGTGTTAAACCTCTGAAATAATATAACTCCAAAAATTTCTTGGATTTTTTTGATATTTTCTTAAAGATATATTCTATTTCATCATTAATATCTATAAGTTCAATTCTGGTCTCAGGAACACCTCCAAGGCATTTCATTCCTACACGACTGCTTTCTTGAATACGTTGTGCCGCTTCCTTACACTTTTGTGCAACCAATGTTGTTGGCACATACACATGGTATTTTTGAGCACTAACTCTGGAAACATAGGATCGTACACACCAAGTTACAAAGGTCGTTAATCGTAGTCCTTTTGATGTATCAAATTTCTTAATTGCATGTATGATTCCAAGAACTGCGTATGATGTTATATCATCTTTATCCATTGTTAGTCCGACTCTAGTTCCAACTTTTATACCCCATGCGAGTTGTGATAGAATCAATTTATGATAAGCGTCTTGGTCGTTTTCTTCTTGATACAGTCGAATATATTTATATTCTTGTTCTTTAGTTAATTTTTTTGAGTTTAAGTCCTCAAACATTTGACTTTCTTCGTGGGATTTTGATGTCATAATCAACACCTGCATACATGTTATCAGTATATTCTTCTCCTACACATAAACGATTACGCTGTGGCGTCCACATAGCTACTTTCTTGTTCCACGATAATCCATCACCTATCTGCATTTTCATGCTATGTTTATTCTTTTCAACATATAGTGAATATGTTTCAGGCTTCTCTGCGCCATTCATACAGTTGACATATAGAATTTTTGGTGATTTTTTGACTTCAGATACCTCTACAATAATTCCGCCAACCATATTACCTCCAAATTAAAGCCCGCCTCATACGGGCTTCTCAGAAAGACCTACATTGGCCGTTCCTCACCACTCTCAACAGTTTCAACCTCACTATCTGTGGGATTGTTAAACTTTTCAAGAACTGGTTTTAACACATCAGGATTCACCATCTTCTCTAATGGTGTTTCTGACGGTTTGGAACAAGGAACGTGCCAACTTTGTCTCTTACGATTCTCAACAAGTTCTGAGTATATCGTTATAGGTTGATACTCATTCACTTGATTCTGTTTTTCAAGAACAGCTTGTACGTTTGGAGCTTCCAATTGTGAGGAAGTATTTCCATACAAGTAAACTGCCAATTCATCAAAATCAGGCAAATACATCAAATACTCAGGACCGAATACATATCCCTGTTGGTTATTCTGCGCAGCGGTTTTGATGCGAATGAACTCAGGATTTTCTGGATTGAAAATCGAGATAACATCTTCACCAAACTCCATTGCACGGGGTCGCCAACTAAGTACAACCGTTGTAAATGAATCACCAAGATCAATTGGTTCTTTTCCACGGAACAAACCAAAGTGTCCGATTTGGAAGTTACCAGCTTTAGCTAGATTTGATGATGCACCCACTAATTGGATGTACGGAATATAATCACTTGCTGTAAGCACATCCGCAAGAACTTCCGGCGTCGAATACTTACTTACAGCATTAACCTGGGCAGGTTGCAATGTTAAATCATTTACCATTTTTTCCTCGCAAATTGTTACAGGTTCATTAAATCAGTTTGTTTACGTGCTGCATCTTCTTTTTGCTTCTTTTCTCTTTCAAGTTTTGCTTTTTCACGTAACTCCTTTCGTTCTTTGGTTTTCGCTTCGTAGTTAGCTTTTTGCTGCTCAACACTCAACGGGTCCATACGCAAAACCCAATTGATGGCAGCTTTCCAACCATCCTCAGCAGTTTTTGCCTTGACATTATCCAAGACAGTTTTCATAACACCGCAATTGGCTCGTTCAGTCTTGAGATCACTCAAACTCTGAACACGCTCGACAGCTACAAACTCTTGAGACTTCGGTTCACGACCCTCGCGCTTCGCATCACGAATCTCCTTGACACGTTGTGCGATTAGGCCAGTAAATTCAACCGACTTCTCAGTCAAAGCACGATCCACATACTCCATTTGTTGCTCAACAGGCAACTTCGCAAGCGCATAAGCATTTGCGAGTTTCAGTTCATCACTATCCACAAGTTTTTGAATATCCTTGTGGAGCTTAGTTAGTGACAAACGATCGTTGATCCATTTAATTGAAACGGACAACGTATTCGCCAAATCCTGCATAGTAAGCATAGGATTTTGCGAGATAAGACGACGCAACTGCACAGCATATTGTGCGGGTCGCGTTTCAACACGATGCAGATTCGTGATAATCTGTGCCTGCATCAAGTCAGCTTCATCAATATCAACGATATGGGCAGGAATCTCCGTAAACCCTGCATCCTTCGACGCAGTATATCGCTGCAATCCATTGATCAAACCATACCGCATAACCCCAGATTCATCTTGAATCTCACGCAGAAGAACAGGTTCAAGCACTCCATCAGTACGAATAGACTGGGCGAGTTGAAGATAATCCTCAGACTTCCGGTCAACTCCACGTAGTGCAACTTCTGATTCAATAATCAGAGATAGCGGAACGTAGTCTAATCTTCGTTTTGGCTTAGTTTCTTCAACCTGGGCTTCTTCAGTTGCAACATTAGACATCATTTTTACCTTTTGTTAGTCGTGATGGGTGCATCAAAAAACAGACTAAAAAAATTCATCACATCAAAATTTCCTCCGATCAGTTTGAGTACAGAAATGGATATAGAACGGGTCTACAATGGGAAGCGCCTAGAATACGGAAATATACGCGCAAAGTCCAGACAGACGACAATTTTTTTCATTACTATGTAGGGCGCATTTTTACCCTTAGACTTTCCCCAATATAATAGTTGTGTGTATAGTCGTCGGATCGTAACCCGTTACGTTACAACGGGTTATAAAAAACATTTTTTTATTGTATGTTTTTTTGTCCTGGGCGCTTACCATTGTAGCAGGATAAAGCGCTAAGCATCACATCAAACTGATGTGATGAATTTTGGACGAAAAACGTGATGGGAGCATCAAACGTGAATCGGACGCAAACAATCAAAAACTTTTTAGAAGCTAATACTCACGCTGATCTAGCATCACAATACTCATATAATATGGAATGTCAGGTCAACGTAGCACGTGACAGTGGTGAACGTATCAAAGGTGAATATAAAGGTAAACAATGGAATGGTTGGACAGATAATGATGGTCAAGTCTGGAAATCTTTCCGCATACCGTATAATGCGAACAGTGAACCAACCTACCAAGATAAACCTTTAGGGTTCAATCTTAATGAACACGCTGAAGGTATAGGTATGACGGGGTGGGACTGGGTTAATAAAGTCTCTAAATGGGTGGCATATGACTTTGATGCAATAATCGGACACTCCGATAAACATCCTTCAAAACTTACAGCAGAACAATTGAACATGGTCCGTGAATCTGCTTGTAAGTTATCTTGGACCACAATCCGTCGGTCCACTTCTGGTAAAGGTTTACACGTATATGTGTATCTTGATGATGTACCCACAGCAAATCACACGGAACATGCTGCGTTGGCTCGTTCAATACTACATTTGATGTCATTGAAAACAGGTTTCGCTTTTGAATCACATGTTGATATTTGTGGCAGTAATATGTGGGTTTGGCATCGTAAGTTAGTCGGCACAGATGGTTTGAAATTGATCAAACAAGGTGATAAATTAGAACATATACCTCCGAATTGGCGTGACCATTTGGAAGTCACAACCGGTCGAAGAAAACGTATCAAACCTGGGTTCGGTGATGGTGAACAATCTGATGAACAATCACGGGAAAAATTATTAGGACAAAAACAACATATTCCTTTAGATTCTGAACATTTGAAATTGATTGACTTTCTTGACGAGTCAGGTGCTAGTTTCTGGTGGGACCAGGATCATTATATGTTGGTGGCACATACGTTTGATATATTGAAAGCACATACAAAGCTAGGTATGCGTGGTGTATTTACAACTGTATCAAAAGGTGAGGAACATGGTACTGACCATAATTGTTTTATGTATCCATTACGTAATGGTGCGTGGACGGTTCGGCGTTATACACGTGGGGTACGTGAAACAAACACTTGGGAACAGGATGGTAAAAATTGGACACGTTGTTTCCTGAATCGTGAACCTGATC